CTCTTCTTTTTGTTGCTTCTCTTCTTCTTCTCTCTATTATTTGATTTTTAAAGAATAAATCACTTCTTACTTTAGTTTTTGTTTCTATTATTTTTTGAATTCTACCAATTGTTACATTAGGACTTGTTAAAGTAGAACGAGTACTAGATATTGATTTTGATATTAAATTAATACTAGATGTTTGAGATATAACTTCTGCGGTTGCTGCCATTTTAGATCACCACATTATAGCAGGAATATGAATATAATGTATAAAAATTATCTGGATTAGATGAACGAATCATAGGAACATCAGTCAAAGGCCCATTTGTTGAAGTTTGATTCATTTGAGCACCTTGTTGTTGAGAAGATCCAGAAGATGCATAAATGATATTTGGTTTTGGTTCTGGGAGTTCTCCAACATTAGGTGTTTGTGTCGGAACACTTTGAATTTGTGCTGGTTGTATTGGTGAAGTTTTTGGAGGTATATTTTCTTCTGATTTTAAATTATTATAATTTTCTAGGAAATTGTCAGTATTTCCAGGTTTAAATGTGGACGATGCATCGAAACTTAATTCTTTATTTCCAGGTAACATTGCCTGATTGGGTTTTACTTCGTTCTCAGGAGGTTTTTCTGCAATTGTACTTGAAAAATCAAAAGTATTATTTGCAGAAAGATTAAATGTATTTGAATAATCTGGAAAATTTATTTTTGGTTCTGAAACCATTTCTTGTTGTGGAGATGGTTTTAATGCTTCAGTTTTTTGTGTTGCTATTGACTCTGCATTTGCAGGCAAAACTAATGGTTGTGCAGGTTTTGCCTCTGCTTGAGGTTGTTGCTTATTTAAAGATTGTGTAGGTTTTGCCTCTGCTTGAGGTTGTGATTGGTTTCCAAAAAATTTATCATAAATTCCCTTACCAAAATCTGCAGATGGACTATAAGCAAGAGCACTTGAAACAACACCACTTCCAGGAATAGGTAATAAAGATCCTGCAGCAAATGCTGCTGCTGATCCAATCATACCCGTAGTTGCTCCTGCAACTGCACGACCAGGATCTTCACCAGATGCAATATCAAGACCAGTCATTGCAGACCCAACTAATAATGGTGCTGCTAATCCTCTTATAAAGTTTCCTGCTCCACTTGCCATACCTTTAACTGCACCACCAAATCCTCCACCACCAGGAGTACTAGGAGGTTTACCTCCACCACCAGGAGTACTAGGAGGTTTACCTCCACCACCAGGAGTTACTATATTCTTGATAATATTAAATGGTGCTGCTACTGTTCTACCCAGTAACTTAGCAATTTGACTAACAGCAAATACAAGAGAAGTTTTTAATGCACCAATACCAAATTTTATTGCTAATATTGTTCCACCAGCAATTGCAAGATTTCTTAGAATATTATTTTTAATCTCAGTTAATCTTTCATTATTTCCTTCACCTTCCGCCTTAATATATTCAATAACTTGATTTGTTAACCATCCACCAAAGAGATAACCAAGAGATTCAAGAACATTTCCAAATAAACTTTGTACTTTTGGTGCAAGTGCTGCAACTGGAGCAACAATTGCATTTTGTATTTTCTTCTCTATCTCACTTTCTTTTCCAATTCTTACTTGCTCTTCTGCAAGTCTTCTTTCACTTTCTTGTTGTGCTCTCAGTATTCTTTCTTCATTTGTTGCATCCTGTTGTAATAATGTAGAAATAGTGATTAAACCAGTGTTTAACTGATTTATGTCTTGTCTTATTAAATTAAGTCCACTTTGAACTTCAACTAAAGATGCTTGATTTTGTTGAAGTGTTTGAAGATTTTTAATTTCAGTTTCACTTGGAGTTACACCAGTTAATAAATTAGAACCTCTTATAGTTTGTCCAGAAACTGTTGTATTTCCAGCAATAATTTGCCTAGACTCTTGGGAAAGAGGAGAACTTGTAAGTGGTGTGACCTGTTCAGCCATTATTTGATCCGTTCTTTAAATTTTCCTCTTCAATATACTGTTGAAGTAGAGAAACATATACTTCTCTCTCCCAAGGTATCATATTTTCTAAGTCTGTCAAGCTATATTTATGATGCTGAAGAAGGGCAAAATTAATTTTATAATATGACGCAAGACTTTCGTGCGCCATCGCTAGGCGAAAAAACTTGTCAGACCTTCCAATATAATTTCATTTTCAACTTCAGTGTTTGGATTTACAACATTAATTGTATGTTTTAATTTTGGCATCGTTTCAAAGAATTTTTCAATCTTCTTAAATTGCTTTGAACTCAATGATTCTAAAAAGTCATTTAATTCTTTTTTGGTGCAATCAGACGCTGCCCATGATTCTTCATCGTTATAAATTTGTTCAATGCAAGAAGTAATAACACCAAATGTATCATCTACACTAATTTGGTCATTACGAATAAAATTATTTTTAATAAACTCTTGAATTGATGGATATTTCATTCGTACACTCAAATTATCATCTAACTGAATATCACGACTGTGATCTTTACTTACTTCAACTTTAATATCATCTAAACTGATAGTTACTGGCACTTGTGTTTCTCCATCATCTGGACAAGTGATTAGTACTTCTGCAGTTTCTCCTACCGACTTTCCTCTAATATTTAAAAACAAATACTCAATATCAAAGGTAGCCAAATCATCAACTTTAACCCCTCTAGTAATAATACAATTCTTAATTACGTCTTTTACAGCTTCAGTAATTTGCTTTGGATCTTCACTTTCCATCGCAATAATTAAAATTTTCTCTTCTTTAACTAAAAAAGGTCTATATTTAATCGTTTTCTTTATTGATGGAATTTCCAACTCATATGTTGGTGTAGAAACTTTTGGTAATGGCATAATAATCAATGACTAGTCGAAATATTTAGACCGCTTTTTGATCTCCAGTCAAACTAGTATACAACTCTCCTTTTACAATTGCTTCTGTCGGTGTTAAATTAGATGGTCTGAAAACAACCCCACCAGTTCCTGATTGTCCTGCTGACATTGGAACTCTTGAAACTCTATTTATAGGATCATTATTTGTTGATGAACCAGTATAAACTGAAATACTAGTGGTTCTTCCTGAAATATAACGATCATATTCAAATGTAGCAGCAACTTTCAATACATCAGATGTTCCATATGAAATTGGAACACTTGAAATAGAAACAGGAAATAATCCTCTAAAAGTGTATTCAATTTCTCTCCTATAATCTCTATCAAACTTTATAATTCTAGTTTGATCTGATTTATATGTTGATGGATATTGCATTCTAATAAAATAATCATTCGAAACTGGATTAGCAGATGATCCACTAGAAATATAATCCATCCAATGTTCCAATAACTTTAATGTATTATAATTGCTATCCACATAAAACTCTAAAGTTATATTAGTATATAATCTTGAATGTGCTATTTTTTCTCTAAGTCCAATGTATGGTGAAACTTCTGCTGTAGCAAATGAAGAGGTTGGTAATGATGCAGAAAAACATAATAATCCAAAATCTCCACCAGTAAAAAATGGAGTAATGCCTTTAGTCAATAAAAAGGTTGATAATTCATTAGGAAGTCCACCAAACTGAACTTCATAATGAGATGTTTGTGCTAGATTTCCAAATAAAGATTTTACACTAGATATACTTCTGGGAAAAGGCACTCTAAATACCTATAATTGATCTTTTGTTATAAGTATTTAGATGTCATATAAAGGAAAATATCAACCATCATATCCTAAAAAATATAAAGGTGATCCCACAAATATTATTTACCGTTCATTGTGGGAAAGAAAGTTTATGGTATATTGTGATTTAAATGAGAATATATTAGAATGGAGTTCAGAAGAAAAATTTTTCGCCTATAGATCTCCAATAGACAATCGCATTCACAAATATTTTCCTGATTTTTTTATAAAGGTTAAAGAGTCTAATGGTGAAATTAAAAAATATGTAATTGAAATTAAACCAAAAAAACAAACATCTCCACCAATAAAACCTAAAAGGCAAACAAAAGGATATTTGTATGAATGTCGTGAATATGTTAAAAACCAAGCAAAGTGGGAAGCGGCAAAGGAATGGTGTTTAGATCATGGTTATGAATTTAAAATATTCACAGAAGAACACTTAGATATAAAATAATGGCACTCACAGGGTACGAAAAACCAAAACTTGAAGATTATACACTAAGTGAACTAAAAGAAATTGCAACCAATTATTATATACCACATCAATATACTAAAACTGGTGCGACTAGTACAAACTATAGTCGTCTAAACAAAACTCAACTCATTTATATTATTAAGTATGACCCAGACTATCAAAAGGCGAATCCAAAGTCTAGAAGTGGTGGAAAGAAAGGTGGAGAAAAAACAGATAATAGAATTTCATCAATTAAAAGAGACATAATTGGTATTGAAAGTCCTTCTGAATTGATGAATATGATCATAGAAAGATTACAAGATACTGAAAGTCAATATCCTTCTGGTGGTAAGTATTATACCTACATATATTATGCTAAGACACCAAATATTATTTACGATCGTTATCCATTGATTATGGCATCAGAACCAATGGACTATGGTTTCTTTGGATTTAATTATCACTGGGGTAAAATGAGACAATATACTTTCAAGGAAGTTGCAAGTCCATTTTACGAAGTAACATTTAATGAATTTAATACTCTTCGTTCCATTCCTTATGCCGATTTTCGTCAAACTTAAAAATAAATAGTTAAAAAAATAAATGGCACAAATACTACGATATCCTAAAGCTAGTATTGGAAAAAATGACGATTTTTTACAAATTGATGTTATAGAATATAAACCACCTGGATTGTCTGCTGGTACTGCAGGATTAAATGCATTAAGAACATCTGAACAAGTATTGCAGGGAAGTACTCCCACTTCTACAATACTACTTCCAATGCCTCAATCAGTATCAGATTCTAATTCGGCAAACTGGGGAGAAAACACATTAAATGCTGCTCTTGCAGCAGGTTTAATCGCTGGTAAGGGGGTTATCGAAGGTTCTGATCCTTTTTCAGCAGCAGTAGCATCTGGTGCAGAAGCATTTAAAAAGTTTGAAAGTGCATTTACGCAAGGTACAGGACAAAAAGCAACTTCATCAATCTTTTCAAAATTAGCAGTTCAAGCACTCACTGGACAAGACACAAGTATAAATGGATTAATTTCAAGAGAGACGGGTGCAGTAGTTAATCAGAATGTTGAATTGTTGTTTCAAGGTGTAAATCTTCGAACAGCATTTCAATTTACTTTTAATTTAATTCCAAGGTCTCAATCAGAAGCAGAAGAAATAAAAAGAATCATAACAACTTTTAAAAAAGAAATGACTCCCAAAAAAGGAACTGCTGGATCATCTGGTGGTGGATTTTTTGTAAAGTCTCCAAACGTGTTTAAAATTCAATACCGAACAGGGTCAAGACCACATCCATTTTTAAATAAATTTAAACCTTGTGCATTAACAAATATGAGTGTTAACTATGCAGGATCTGGTCAATATGCATCTTTCACTGATGCTACGCCAGTACATATGATTTTAACTTTACAATTTCAAGAACTTTCTCCAATTTATGCAGAAGATTATCAAGGTATTACAGAAGGAGTTGGTTACTAATGACATACTTTAGAGAGCTTCCAAATGTTCAATATCAGTCTTTTCTTTCTGATAAACAATCCTCTCAGGATTATATTCTTGTAAAAAATATTTTTAGAAGAGCAAAGATAAGAGATGATTTACAAAATGTATTTACATTATTCAACAAATATCAAATTGTTGATGGAACACGACCAGAATTAGTTGCAGAAGAAATTTATGGAAGTGTTGAATATGATTGGGTAGTTATTATCAGTGCAGGAATTACGAATATTAGAGACCAATGGCCTTTATCAAATAAAGAGTTATACGATTATTGTGAAAGAGTTTATGGAAATGATTTAAATGCAATTCATCATTATGAAACAACCGAAGTAAAAGACTCTAACGGAAAATTAATTTTACCTGGTGGACAAATTGTAAACTCCAATTTCAAAACATATTATTATGGAAACTATAATGAGATTTATACAAACGATATTAATCAAAAAATATATGTGGAAACTACAAATGGAGATTCTCTTTTAGATTCTAATACAATTCAAATTTCAACCACTGGTACAAAGTTATTAAAAGGAGATCATTTAATTAAAATTTCAGGAGAAGAATTAGAAGATTCTATAAAAGTAACTGATATTAATTTACAAAGTATTACTCTGGAATCTAGTTTACCACAAAATATTTCTACTGGAACTGAATTAACTTTTAATCGTCCATTTGTAGTTCTTATTTCAGACCCAATAATTGGTATTAGTAATTATGAATATGAAACAATCAAAAATAATGAAAAAGGTTTGATTTATCTTTTAAAACCAGAGTATCTTCAGACTGTTCTAAAAGACATGAGAAGAGAATTATTTTATGA